TGTATATTTCTCTCATGTAGTAACTAATGATACAGCAGTTCATCAGCTAGATGCTGCTTTAGATTCGTATGTAGTATCAGTAAATGCTATAGTCTCATCAGAACTCTGATTTAATGTTATATCTCAGACAGAAGTTCAGTTCTGTGTAAATGTTATAGTCTTATTATTTACTGTAGGTATAGTTGGCACAGCTCATCAGTCTTTAATAAGCTTTCCAGTAGTTCAGTCAAAAACTGCTAAATGTCAGTTAGTAGCAGAAGCAGGTCAGGAGACATCTCCTGCACCTGCAGCTCATCAGTTAGCATATATATCATATTCTACTCAGTTTTTTATAACTTTTTTAATTACATTACTCATTATATCTTTGGTTTAGATATAAAATTAAGATGTTGTTTCATAGATCCAGTAAGCATTTCAGTCTGTTGCTTTAGAACTTGGTAAGTCATCATAATCTGACTGTGTAATAGGTACATTATCATGCATTGTAATAGTTCCAGCACTAGACTGATTCGTTGTTAATGTTCCTATTGCTGTAGCAGAGATTCCTTGCTTGAAAGTAATAGTTGCATTTCATACACTAGGAATAGCTCCTCAGTCAGCAAATGTTTTATTATTACTTCCCCAAGTAACGATATGTCAGCTTGTAGGAGAACTTGCTAAAGTAAGAGAATCTTGCTTTAAGTAAACCTGTGCTTCTGTTGCAATAGTTGTAGCATTATTCCCTGCAGCTGTAGATTTACTAGGAACTACAGGACTTGTAGAGAATGTCTTAGTTCCAGCTATTGTCTGATTAGAAGAAGTATCTACATATCCACTCAAATCTACTGTTCATCAAAGAGCATCCCAAGCTGTTCCATCCCAAGCAAAGTTAGTTCCTGCTGGATATGTTGAATAAGCTGCAACTACATTCCAAACATCTCATGTAGTATTTCATGATGCAGGTAATAAGTCATAACTTGCTTTACTTCCTTTATATACATAAGTTCCTGCTACTTTACCTTTTACATAGTCAGCAATAGATTTAGCTGAAACTTTACCAGCTGTTGTGCTAGTTCCTGTATCCATATCTGATTTAGTAACTTCACTTAGAGCATCTTGTTTAGCACTCCATGTAGATCTCAGACTTGTACTATCTGTTAAATCTTTAATATCAAAAGAGCTTGCTGAATAAGTTGTATCAGTCCAAGGTACATTGATTACTCATTGTCCACTAGCATTTACTTGTAGAGCATAACTTCTACTAGCTGTACTTGATACTGCATTAGCTGCTGTAGACTGTACTGTATCACTACCTAATTTCAAAGTACCTGCTGTACTTGTACTTGCAGATCCAGTCTGTGAATCTTCCCAAGGTACATTTACTACCATTTGTCAGCTAGAATTAGTCTGAACTGCATAAGTTCTTCCACTTGTGCTTGTTACAGCATTAGCAGCTGTGCTTTGTGCTGTGTCTGATCCTAATTTTACTGCACCAGCTACACTAGCACTAGCAGCAGGAGTGGATAAGTCGTATGCTTCTCCATTTAGGATCAATTTTTTGATTTTCTTTGCCATGTTTTAATAATATATAGGTTAAAAGATTAGTTCTCATTCTCAAATATCCAATAGTTCTTATCATCTCCAGCTGTTCATGGAATCTGCTCGTATTCTTCCATAGTCATTACTTTATCAGCTGTAAATTCTGCATCATTGTTTAGGTCTGAACTCTTACCAGTGAAAGCTACCTCTGCAAGCTCGCTCCTTAGTGTCTGTATTATTCAGGATATATCATCACTTGTAAGCATCTGACTAAATACTCCTGTCCCTCAGTCAAAATACAGCTTTCAGTCATCTCCATATAGTCGCCTCATATAGCTCCCACTACTTGCTAGAGCATTGACTAATACTCAGCTTTGTTCCCATCAGTCAGAACTACTTACATTTCAGACATTCACTCAGATAGGAAATGCTGTTGTAGGAGTCATTCAGTTTTCTAGTTGTAAGTCAGCATAGAGTTCATCTTGATTATTATAGTGTAGTAGGTTGCTTGCAGCTCTTAGAGCAGTTTTAAAGAATCGCTCTTCATCTGAATACACCATCCTACTTACTCAGTCAGTTAGTTTAGAGCTAGGTAGAGCATCGTATTGAGCTTGTGTCATGTACTCCCAAGCATCTGTTCCTTTGTCTCCCTTATCTCCTTTAGGGATAGTAAAATCAAATACTGCAGCACTTGTAGTCCCCGAGTTCGTTACACTAGCATTAGTTCATGCTGCTCCTGTAGTAGTAGTTCAGACATTCAATGTTGCAGCTTGTCATGGATTTCATTGGTCTCCTTTATCTCCTTTAAGTTCATCTTTACTTGCAAGTCTAGCTTCTTCTGATTCACTATCCAAAATAAGTATCTTATCGTTTTCAGATACCTCAGATTTTACTTCTATTTCGTTTATAGGTTTTACAGGTATTACCATCTAATAAATATCTAAGATCTAAATCTGACTTTTCGCTCAGTATTCTTTTCTTCTCTACTCATAAACTCACTATCAGCTATATATGCAGGATCACATTTTATTCTTATCGCTTTTCAGTCTTTCGTATCTATAATAGCAGTTAATATCGCAGTAAAGAAACTACCCAGCATGTACTTTCTGCTTTTTGTCTTTCGTTTATCTCTTCAGTTCTCTACCCAAGAAGTATCAGCATCTATCCTATTTTTTCGGACAGTAGATATTTCAGTAGTAGGAGACTTCCAAGATGTATCAGCTTCTTTTCTGCTTTTCCAGACTATCATAAAAAAACACCACCAATATAAAGTTAGTGGCATTATAGTCAGAATTTTATTTTTGGAGAATTTTTTAGTAAAAGTCCGACTTTTTTTCTCCATTTTATTTTTTTTGATTATAATGCAACCGAGAATGAAAGAGAAATCTTTTATTTCTAGTAAGTTTTGAGAGGTCTTCACTAGAGAGAGCCACTGAAACCCGATATACTTGAAAAGTTAAAACTTTCAGGGAAGCAGTAAATTACATTCAGCTGAGTAATGCTCTATCTCATACCTTGATAGTGTAGGTACAAACTTATAATTTGTGCTTGATTTTTGCATAAATATAAGTAGAAAAAATTAAGCCTATACTAGAGAGGTTTTGAGGAGAGACTAAGCCCTCTACCTTGAAAGTTTAAGTAAGTAAATCTAGTGTTATAGTATGTGAGGTTATGAATAATGTATAGGTTATTAAATTTGGTATCTATCTTATCAAGGATATTTACATAAAACTTCTCAAAAAAGAGTCTGAAAATTCAGACTTTTTTTATTTTTGGAGAATTTTAGTAATAAGTCTCCTTTATTATCTTATCTATTTTCTTAAATATCTCCTTATCTCACTTTTTTACATACCTCTTATATAGGTAATCTATATTGTAATCCTTTAAAAATTGCTCTCTTCAGTCTATGAATCTATCGTAATTCTCATGTGTTAATTTAGGAAGCAACAGACTATCTGCTATGTAGTTATCTATCTTAATTGTTCTATATGTCTGAGTATATAAATCAAAATTCTGCTTATATGTCTGCTTTTCTCTTATTATATTAAATGCTTCTTTTTCTTCATGATCTAGTCAATATAGAGTCCAATATCTAATATGAGGTACTAGAAAATATAAAATAATTCAGACTGCTATTACTATTCAGCCAATGGTTAGATACTTTTTCTTCATTGTTTATAAAAAGGAGTAAAATTTATTACTCCTAATTATAGTATATTTTTTTCTACTTTACAAGACTTTTTTAGTATTTGTGGTGTTTTGTTATTTGTAAAGCATCATCACTAAAGATTACATATGCCTCTCAGTCTCTTCATCAGAAGTAGTGGATACCATCGTATCATAGACTTTCTAGGAATTTTGATGCTTTCTTATCACTTCAAAAGTGATTTTCTAAACTCCTATAAACAGCTCTTCAGTCTTTTCAAGATACAAAATCTAAGTCTGGTTTAAATCAAGCTTCGGTTAATAATTTAACATAATCACTTGGTTTTAATCTGCCACTTAATTGTGTATCAAATAATTCTCATAATGTAGAGAATGAAGTCTGGAATCTCTTTTCAGCAATTTCCTTTTCCTGTAATACTTTATCATATATTCATTTATCTGCTTTATTAACTATATTCTCAATATCTTCTTTAGTCATATCAGATACTGGTTTCAGATTCTTATCATTTATATAATCTCAATATCATTCCCTCTTTAATAGTTCATTATTGATTTTTTTTAATTCTGCCTTACTTATTTCTCCATCTTCTTCCCAATAGTTAGTTCATGTAGGAGTATCTCTCTTTACAGGGTCTGGTATATCTAACTCATATAGATTTCTGTTTTGTTTACTAAAGTCTTCTTCTTTTAGTCTATCTACAGCATTATATAAATCTTCGTATTTCTTTACGTATTCTTTTGCATTGTCATATCAAAACTGTTTATAATCTCTCTTAGCATCTCTAATCTGTTTCTTGTAATAGTCTTTCATATCATTTATTGCATCAGATATTGTAACTCCATTAAAGTTATTCTCAATATTGGATAATACAGCTCTAACTACTATGTCATCTAAGTTTTTATAATCACTTTCTTGTACTTTTCTCCCCCACCATTCAGTTGGTTTTCATTTGTATGTAGCCATATTTAATTTACTTGCATATCATTCAGCCGTTTTCTCATCTACTGCTACATAATGCCCCCATCAGTGAGCCTGTGCTCATTCTCATTCTCCCATGTGGCTACTATCAAATCTCTCAAATTCATATGGAGAGCCATGCCATACACTTTGGAATTTAGGATCACTATATGCTCAATATTCTCACTCTAGCTTTCAGTCTATAATATCATCAAATAATTGTCTGATTTGTTTTTCATTCTGATAAGTTCAGTCTATATATTTCTTTACTTCATAGAAGAATTGTTTTACTTTCTCTACAAATGTTTTAGCAAGTCATTTAGTTCAGAATTTACCTGTTCTATAGTATTCTGAGAAGTTATCTGCTAGCCATTCTTCAGCTTGTTCAGCTCAGACTTTTAGATTCTTTTGTATTCACTCTAGTATCTTAGTTTTTCTAGCACCATCTACCATATCAAATGTTGCATGAAGTAGCTCATGTGGTACTGTAGATTCTTTTAAATCCTTAGCTAGAGTAATCATTCTATCTCAGTAAACTCCATATGCTTTCTGTCATTCTGGAGTGGAGATTCTATCTACTATGTTGGTTTTTATTCAGTATTGATCTGCTAGTTCCTTTACTGTTTTTCAGTTCTTAAAGTTCCTAGTATTTAGTCATTCAGCTGCACTAATTGATTTTTCATTAGCTCATGCTGTTCAGTATTTTTGGTATCTAATATCTGGATTATTTTTGTCAAATGTTCAGATATTATCAGTAGCACTCTTGATTTGGTTAGAATTAAATACAGCATATTGATTTGTGTTCTTCCAGTTCTCTTCAACATTCTTAAATATTACACCATCATATCAGTTTCTCTTTGCCCAAGAAGCAATTTGGTCTGTTGTTTTAGTTCATTTCCCTCACATTTCAGTGGGAGTTTTTATTTCATCCCATAATGCAAAGTGCCCATCAACAACTAAAGGATTGCTAATATTTAGATATGTCTTGTAAAGTTTAGGATTTAATACACTATCTTCATAGTATTTACTTTCTAAGTAAGGTTTCTTTTTTAGGTTGTCTAATGATTTTGCAACTCAAGCCTCTCCTGCATATGTTTCACTATCAGTAAACCAATTTATGCTCTTGTTGAATTTATTATGTGTAGCTAATTTGTCTGCTCAATGATATACTACCTTAGGAGTACCATCTTCATTTACTACCTTACTACCCTTAAACCACTTCTTAAATTCTGGAGTTTGTGTTTGGTCAGCTACCTGATATTTAGCAGTTTTAGAAGATGCTTGCTTCCCATTAAAACCCAAATCATCAGGTCAGGCTTGTCTCTCTATCCTATCAAATATCTCACTTGCTTCAAACTGATCTACATTATAATAATCCTGAATATCTTTTATAATTGCTTCTTTTTTCTTTAGCCAGTTTATATCTTGTGTCTTCTTCCAGTCTCTTCACTCAAATGTTTTTCAGATTTTATTGCCAGCGACTCTTCATACCCTCATTTCTTCTTGCTGTAATTGGTATATCCTTTTCTTAAATTCTGGTAATCTCTGATCTGATGATTCGCTGAGTATTTGTTCCTTTTCTAGTTCAAAGTCAGCCTTAGCCCTCTCCATCTCAGCCTTTTCTTCTAATTCTTTTACTACATCTGCTCTATATTTCTTTAGATCTTTTACTTCATCCTTAGCTCCAATAGTCTCCAAATCCTTTAGAGCTTTATCTATTACTGCTAGCTCTTTTCATTCTTCAGCACTTAATATATCAGATACTATTCTAGCAACTTCTCATTCCTTATTAAGTTTACCAGCTTTTAGCTTCTCGCTTATTTCGTTGAGAAAAGCCTTTTGTGCTTGTGTTATTTTTTGATTATTTGCAATTCTTTTTTGAATGTCAGCCATTTTACTTGCTCCATCTTTTGATGTCTCTGAAATTATTTTATCCCATTTACTGCTCTTAAGTTTATCTATCCATTTTGATACTAAGTATCATGCTCATGCTCCAAGTATTCCTCATGGGATACTTCCGATAGCACCTCATACTGCAGCTCATGCACTTGAAGTAATGGTCTGTTGTAATTTAGATGGTTTATAGTAGTTATCTATTAGCTTAGGAAGCATATTGATAGCCTTAACTTCTTCTTCTATTCATGGTAATACTTTCTCTAATCTATTTTTGAGTACTCTTCTGTTAGGTTCATCCAAATTCTTAATAATCTGGTTAATATTATCTCTTACAGCACCCATTTTAGATTTATCTTTGTATACTATTCAGTCTGTAACTTCCTGAATCAAACTTACTTGTTTATTGTATATATTATCTAGATCCTTTAATGGAGCTACTTGTTCATGAGCAGTCTCATTAGCAGCTTCTCTTATAGCTTTAATTACTTTATCTCATGGAGTATCTGCTACTTTTTTTCAGATATAATTCTTATTGTTAGGATTATAGTTTACCATATCAGAAGCAGTTTTTCTTAGCCTTAAGTACTCATCCATACTCATAGCTCAGTCAGTATTTTCTATCCAGTTATAGATTTTTTGTATATCTGAAGCCTCAGAAGATATAGAACTCTTACTAAAATCTAATTTACCATTTTCATTTACTGTTATTCCATATTCTTCTAATATCTCAGGTAATTTAGCTTTAGCAGAACTTAGATCTACAGTAAATCATGCTTCCCTTAATGGTTGATACATTGGTCAGGTCTCAGAAAGTTCATCCATTTGCTTAAGCATTACATCTTGTACTCTATCTGCTACATCTGTAATAAGTTGTTTAGATACTTCAGTAGATTTTTCTGGAAGTCAGTTAGCATCTATATAAGTTTTAGCCTTAGCCCATACTTCTTTTGAGAATGGATTACTTTGTATAGCTTGTTTAGTTTTCTGATCTAGTCATATAGCACTATCTAATGCTTCATTTAGTTTAAGATTTAGCTTTTTACTAGCTCATGGTATCTTTTTTACTGAATCTACTGTTGCAGATATAGCTTTAATAGGTAATTGAGTTTCTGCTCTCATTGCTATTGCATATGGATCATAGTATCCAGCAGTTTTTCATACTGTTCCTACTACATCTGAAGCCTTATCTAATGCTCTTGCAGTTGCTTTTAATCATGCCTTAGCACTTGCTTTAGCTCCACCTTTAGCAATTCATCTTAATGCTCCAGCTCATCACTCTATAATTGAAGCCACATCAGATACTACTCCAATAGGATCAGTAAATAGAGTATTTAATATCTCATCTCCCCCACCGTATCTCTCCTTAAAAAACTCTCAGACAGTATCTGCAGTATCATTAGCAGACATATACCAGTCTTTGAGCTTTCAGTCTTGCATATATTTTATATCTTCATCTATTCCAAATAGATTCATAGCACCTCATACTGCTGTTTTAGCAAGAGTTCATGCTGTATCTAGTGGATTTAATACCATGTTTCATACATCTGATAGTACATTAACTCCAGATTTTAATAGATTTTTTCAGAAAGTTCCAGCATTCTTCCAAAATCCAGCATTTTCATCGTATTGTTCTATCTCAAATCTCCCAAGTAAGTTATCGTTCCATTCTCCTCATTCATTACTAGCCATAGATGCTTTCAAAGATAGTGGTTGTTGTACTTCTTCAGGTTGTGCTAGCCCCATTTGATACAAAAACTCTTCATCTCCATGATCTAGATAGTCATTAAGCAAGTCTAGACTTACTCAGTTATCTTGAGCCATGCTCATAAGTCAGTTAATTACATCCTGAGTTCCAGCATTAGCATTAAGTCAATAAGCATTTTTAGCTAAGTCTGCTAGCTGTTCTAGTCTAGAATTGGACTGCATATAATTAGCTTGTCTAGTATCTTTTTGTCATAGACTCCTATAGTTCAACTCGTTCTCAGCAGCAAATCTATTATCTGCTATATTCTGATTTTGAAGCTGTTGTATAGCTTGTTGATATAGCTTCTGCTGTTCCTGTGGATTAGAAGTTAAGCTCTCTAGCCTTTTAATCTGATCATCAGACAGTCATGGAAATTTCTGTTGCTTAGTTGGTTTATTCAACTGCTGATTATTCCAACCTGTATTTCAGAAAGATGGTCAGAATCATGTTCAGAACATATTGTTAGTTGCCATATTTTATTATCCATTTAAAATAAAACTTATATTAGAGTTAGTAATATTTCATGGAGTATATAATCCTCAGAAATATTTTTCTCTTATATCTTGAGGTCAAGTTGCTACAGAAGATTCATAATTATAGTATTTAGCTAAATCTGTGAGTCATAAATCGTTATATATCCAGTCTGATACCTCATCTGTATATATAGAATAAGGCTTATATCATGTTGTCCTTTTAAATCATAGAGCTTCTGTCATATTTTTGTCTAATAGATCCTTTGCGAATGTTTTGAATAAATCTTTAGCTTGAGCATTAGACAAATTCCCATTAAATAATGCTAGTATGTTCTTTGTATCTTGTTCAGATGGACTAGATCATCATTTTAATGCACCAGCAATTTCTTCTGCTGCTACAGTCATATTAGCTGCCGTAGTTAGAGTAACTGCATCTCAAAATTGAGTCTTAATATTATTTATCCGTTGGTTTACTTTCTGTATATCTCAGTTATTCAAAGCACTATAGCTTTCTGCTAGATTCTTTAATATTGATACAGATGTTGCATTTCTTGATATGTCTCATTTTAGCACTTTATCATCCCATTCTTTTTCTGCATTTTTTACTAGAGAGAACTTTCTTTCTGAATATCCATATTCTCTTCATATAGCACTCGCAGCTGCCTTTATTCTGTTTGCACTTTGTCAGTTCACTGCTCATGATTTAGATAATGTTGCAGGATCAGACTGATAAGTTAATAAACTTACTACCATATCTTTTTCTGTATCTGTTAATTCATTCCATCATGAATATCCACTAAGATTATAAGTATTTCCTCACCACTCAAATACCTCTTTCTCTCCATTGCTTGTTGCACTAGGTGGTTGGCTTGGATCAAAGAATCACTTTAATGATGAGCTTCCCATCTTTACTGTTCTCTTAGTAATCTTTCATGGATTCTTAGTGTCATAGTTTGAATCTGTAACCTCAAAACTTCAGTCTGCATTTACTTTAGTAACTATTCCCACATGACCATGATTTATTCAGTCTGAGCTTAAATGTCAGTAATCAAATACTGCAATAGTTCATACTTTAGGTATATCTGAGTTTACACTATTTAGCTTAGTACTTAATTCATCATCGTAGTATCTATCCATACCTATCCATTCTAGATAGTCATTTACAAATTTTCAGCATTGTCATCCAGTTTTTCATTCTTGATTTTGTGGCTCTATTAAGAAAGTTCCTAAAGTATTATATCAGTAACTCATAGGAGCATTAGAGAATACTTTTTCATCTACTAAGTCATAAGGTTTAGCATTAGGAGTTGCTTCAGCATCTAAATCTTCTATGTATTGATAAGATATAGTTCAGTTAGGATTAGTTGTAATTATTACTGATTTTCAGTTAATAGTTCCCACAGTTTGTTGAGATAGCATTCCATAAGAGCTTGCTATTTTCTGCTTATATTCAGATTTTCATTGTAATGGTTCTATGAAGTTCTTAGTAAGAGCTTCTGCAACTGAGATTCAGTTTTTCTTAGCATAAGCAATAATGTCATCTACTGCTTGAGCTTGGCTTCTCTTAATTATATCTCAGTATTGTTGATAGTATGGATCTAGAGCATTCTTAAGATTAGCTTTTAATTGAGCTTCATCTTGTACACTTAAATCTGTAAGTTCTTGTTGTAATTGGTTCTGTAATTTAGCTGTTGCATATTGATTATATAAGTTCAAATCATTACTTTGAGCTTGATATAATAAGTTCATGTCGTTCTGTATCTGTTGAGTCTGTAATTGTAATTGAGCTTGTTGTTCTGGAGTTCTAAAACTTGCAGTACTCATAGCAAATCCTAGAGCTGTTAGTCTCTGATTCCATACTCTCTGCTCTTCCTGTGCTTGCATTTGTCTTACAGCTGCAGCTTGATTAGCTGTTGCCATCTTCTGACTATACAAGTTAGCATAATCTTGATACTGATATTGTAATCCTTGCAATGCTTCATTACATGGAGTCATTGCTTTTGCCATTCTTGCTGCTGCTAGAGCATCTGATACAGTTCATCCTACTGAGCTAGCATATCTATTAGCTATTGCTACCTTTTTATTATTCCAATACTCTATTTGAGCTACTGTATCGTTGGCTTTTTTCAGAGTTTCATAAGCTCATGTTTGCTCCATTGTTGCATTCCATATTCACTCTATATCTTTAGCTTGCTGTGGTTGGATTCCTAGACTATTCATCATGTCTTGAAGCTGTGTAGATATAGTCTGCAATAGTGGAGGAGTTATATCATTTACTAATCTCTTTTTGATTTCTTCTTCTTGTTTAGCTTGCCATTCTCTATATGCTGCCTCGTTGTATTCTTTGATATAATTAAGCTGGTCTGTTGTGATTTCAGCATTTTTGATTCAGTCATAGATAGAATTTCATGAAGTATAGTTAGATGCCTTGTCTATATCTTCCTTTCTTTTTCGGTAAGAGTCTAATACTTGTCTCTGTGCTTCTGATTCTCTACTATCGTACTCAAATACTTTATTGAAAGTATCTCTATCTTTGAACATTCGTGGAGAAGTAGCAAAATACTGATCTAGATTAGCTTTCATTTCGTTAAGTCTAGCTTCAGAATTTGCTTGATAGTCAGGTTTTCATGTTACTTGTGCTGTTCACTCCTTTACACTTATTTGTCATGATGGAGCATTAAATTTACTCTGATCTAATTCAGGACTTACTTGTGTATTGTATGTAGGAGTTGGAGTAGGAGTCGCTGTAGGAGTAGGAGTTGCAGGAGTTTCAGCTTGTGGTGTCTCTACCTTTTGCTGTTCCTTTTGATATTGTTGCATATAAGAGTTCCCTGTTTTATCTGCATCTCCATTTTGTTGTAGCATGTCATTGTATTTTTGCTTTTGGTTATCATCCATAGACTCATAGGTCTTTTTTCGTTGGTTATAATCCATTACCATTCTTTTATTGAGAAAAAATTAAAAAGCTCTCATACATTTGAGAGCATTATAGTCAGATTTTAATTTTTGGAGAATATTTTAGTATTTTTTCAGCTGTTCGTTGCAGTCGTTGATCTTCCCTCTCAGTTTTTCTGCTGTATAATGCAGTATTCCTTGAAAGTTCTTATCATTTACGAAGTGATAGAGTTTTCCTAGTAGCTCTATTATGTTATTGCATAGACTTTTTATCTCATTCAGCCTTTTTATCTCTTCTAGGTTATCCTCCTTTACTTTTGTATATACATAGAAATACTCTCAGTAGTTCGTTATCTCACTGAGTTTATGTTTTAGTCAGTATATGTTATACTCCCTACCAAAATAGCTATCCTTTACACTCCTTTGATTATCTACTTTCCTTACATCTACACTATGTCCATTCGTATTAGTTCAGAAATCTGTTCAGTCTATCATTCAGTCAGCTCTATCTTGATTATATTTTGAATTTGGAGAGTAGTTTCAGTCCAAAGTGTATAGTTTATCCATAATGTCTTCCATGTTCTCGTTATCGTATTTTGACACACGATAGAAAGCCATTTTTCCATACATTTTTACAAGTTTCTCGTTACTATTCCATCGGTCATTCACTAATTTTACTGCTTTTTGCACATACCATCATTGTCCCCTTACTCTTCATCTTGAATAGGAGAGTTCATCTATCTCTTTTATCTCTGATTCTGAAAAGTCATAGTTCCATAGATCAGCAGCCATTCCTATAGCAGCAAAAATAGTACATGATTTCGTACTCCATTTCCAACCTAGTTGGTTATATTGATAGATCTTCTCATCTTGTTTATATAGTTTAGGTAATAAGTCTGACTCTCACTCACATAATACATAGTCAGTCAGTTCTTCTCAGATTCCTAAACATCCTAGTTGTTCCATTATTTACTATATTTTCTAATAAAATCTGAATTATCCACTATCTTCTCATCAAAATACTTTCTACTGTAAAATTCTGATTTCTTCCCTATGTTGTAATTTGATACTGGTCTAAGGTATCCCATTACTCTTGTGTAAATCTCGCAAGGTGTTCTTTTGGTTTTGTCTGTTGTCATTTCTTTAGTTAATTAAAGTTTTAAAAATTCCATATTGATTCTACTTTCTCCTTTCTCGTTCTTGTCTATCTCTATTACCCATCAGCCTATTACATTTCCTAGATTAAATCTCTTAGCTAGTAAATTCTGTTTCAGAAAACTTCATGGCATAAACCCATGTATTCATCTATGAAAGTCATACAAAGCAGTATGGTAATGTCATAGAGCGAATATATCAGGTTGATTCTCCACAGGTAGTCAGTCTAAATACTTTTTCATCTTATAGTCTTTTGCATAAGAGAGAGATCATCATCCATGATGCAGATTTATTATTATTCCATTCAACTTCAGCCTTGCATCATAGAATCCTAAGTTGATTAAATCTTCTCTTACAGTCTCTATCGCCTTGCAGATGTTTACTCAGTTCCCTTTTAGATATGCTTCATCATGATTTCAGCCTATAAAGTAGGTAGGTAGTCAGACATTAGGATAGTTATCTCTAAGGTCTGCAAGCTGTTCTTCAAATCAGACTCTATCTTGTTCAAATTGTTGTCAGTTATATACTCATGTTCAGTCCACTATATCTCCAGCATGGACAAAGCATTCTACTCACTTATCCTTAGCTTTCTCATAAAATTCTCATAGTTCTTCTCTAGCACATTGTTTAGCTCCGAAGTGAGTGTCAGATACAAGTCAGAATTTCAGATGTCATGGCTCTCATAATACCTGATCTATCTCTCTTTTGGAGTTCTGAGCTATATAGTTCAGCATTTCTTTAATATCTCATGGAGAGTAATGCTGAAGCAGATCTAATTTCTTTTTTTGCTCCTTACTGAGCTTGTTGTTAGCAGCTTCTTGCTTTTGTTTTAGTCGCATTTGTTCTTCTTTTCAGGATAAAAGGTCTGCAGCTTGTTTCTGAGTTGTTTCCCTTATCTTCCTATATTTACTTACTGTCTTCCTATCTAATCACAGCTCTCTAGCAATTTCATTATTGCTAAAATCTTTGCTGTAGCTCTCAATTCTGTTTATAGTCTCCCTATTTAGTTTCTCCATGATCACACAAACTCATAAAAAGCTAAATAAGTTCTTCTGTTTTGTCTATGGAAAGAATGTATCTTCCAATTTTAGCACACTTTCTACCTCACTTTTAATAAATCAGTCATGAGTTTTTTTCTCGTAGTAGTTATTCATGTATCTATCCAAAGCATCCATCAAATCAGCCTTAAAATTCTCTGTAAATATCTTCTCGTTCAGTAGTAATACTCTGCATATCTGCTCTACAGGAGTATCATTTCCAAAGAATGAATGTAATCTTGAATGTTCTTCCTTATCCATTTTTAGCAGATTTTCTTTTGTTGTTAGTCAGCATTTGGATCTTGGAATCAGATGGTGCATGTTGTATTCCTTTTCCATTGTTTTTCTTATAAGCTAAAATGATTTTGTCCATCTTTTTCTTCCTTACTATCTTTTCTACCTTGTATATTATGTAATCTATATAATCTATCATACACTGCTGGTAAATAAAAAGCTGATTAAAATCGCTACAAGTATAATTCCTGCAATTCTAATCAGATTTCTTTTCATCTTTGTGTTTTACAAGAGCTAAAGCTGAAACTGCATCATCTCTATTATAGAAATTCTTAGCATAAGCTCTATTTAGTCATCGGTTTTCATGTCAGTACAAGAATCGCACTGATATTCTTCAGTTTTCTTCCTTTTTTTTGTAAATGTTGTATCAGAGTGTACTTCTGATTATTTTGTATTCTCGCATTTGTTTATCCCTTAGGAGATAAATCCTTTAGTTTCTCCATAATCCATTTTTTCTTAAATTTCATACATGGAATAACTGCTCTATGTCCATCTTTCATTTATTGTATTTCTTTATTCTGAGCCTTGCTCCATCTATTCATATTCATGCAAGCCTTGATATATCTCATACTTTATATTCAATTCCATCTACTATTGCCTTACTTATATTTCTACGATTATTTGACTGTTCTAATCTTGTAGCTCGCTTACAGTTTTCTTTACAATAATTTCAGTTATTATCTATTCTATCTATTGATGTATCCTTTCTTCAATATTGTTGTATGTGTTTTAGATAACTATCATACATATCATCTCTAAACTGTTCAAATGTTGTCCATAAGCACTTTATTCATCTTGCTCAATAGTTTTGATAGCTGCTATTGTTAGGATTATTACATCTAGCTTTTAATGTACAATATAGGCTATAAAATACATGAGCCTCTGGATTTCGCTTTTTTCATCCAAATCAATGGATAATTGCTCAATGGTTGTTTTTTCTTTTGTCCATAGTTATTATAGTTAGAGTATAAAACTTTTTTATGGGAGGAGATAATGCTCTAACCACTATCTCCAATTACGGTAGCTAACCGACCATTTTATCTTTCTTTTAATTTTTCTATTACCCAACGAAGATTCGTTTGAATCTCAGTCAGCCTACTATCTAAGTCTAAATCTTCTATCTTGTCTATTCTATTTTCTAATTCTTTTAGTTTAGAGTTGAGATTAGCCCAAGTCATACCTAGCCCAAAAACAAATATAGCAAAGTTTATAATAGTAGCAGGATTAGATAAATATTCATATAGTCAGTCCATTAGATTTTAAAGTTATCATCTAAATCTCACTCTACTAGAGTGTCAGGTTTTCATGCTGTAGATTTACCATAGAAATAACCTACGATTACTAGCAATACATCATTAAATAGTGGAGTATCTCATCATTTCAGAGTTAAATATACAGTCTGAAAAGCTAGTACCAATGATAAAATTAGGAATACTACCTGAGATATGTTCATTTTTGCTAGAAAGTTTTTCATCACTTAGAAAAATGGAGGTAAAATTTCATTACCCCCATTATAGTCAGTTTTTTTATTTTGGAGAATTTTATTATCCTATTTGTACAAATGATATAGTATATGTAGCCATTGCATTATAGCTTGTATCTGAATGTGCCACAGCAAACAATAATTGCTCTCACTTTCATAAAGCTGTAGCCATTGTCCATCTAACATTTCATGGATCTCATGTACTTCTCCTTGAGAATAAATCTAGCTGCCTTGTAGTTTTTCAGTCAGTATTATACATAAATGCATACTCTTTATATGAATCGGATGTAGAATGCCCACTAGCATACCATAATTGACAAGATATATTCAAAAAATAAACTCAAGTCGCTAAACATTCTATAAATCAGCTATCATTTACTTTAAATGCATTAGATGTAAGTTTATTATTGTAGTTTATCATGTCTGCAAAAGTTGCAGCAAATGTCTCAGTTGTGAAATAGTTTCAATTACCGTCCTTGTGTGTTGTTATAATTGAAGAATATGGAGTAAAAACACTTGCTTCAGGTGTTCACTTAAAAAATACAGACATTCATTGTGGTGTTAATGTGGTTCAGTCTGATGTTCAACTTACAAGTCAGTCTCATAATCAAGAAAATGTAGAAATCTTTGGTTGTGTATCTTTATTAGTTCATCTCCAGTCCCATTTATCACTCTGTAATCATGGTCTTAGCTTGAATTTATTACTATCTCTTGGTCGTGCTACATCTTCAAAAAGAGCTTCATCAGGATTATTCAGATCGCTTGCATATTGTTTTCCTGCATATACTATCATCTTTCTCTCTGATTAGCAACTAAATCTACACTAAATAATTCAGGAGTATAATTAGCTGTTCATTTACCTTTTACCATGATCTGTAAACTATGAGATTTTGGTAATTCTAGCTTGTTGTTAAGATTAGTGAATCTGAAATCTCATTCCTTGTATGTATCGGTTGTAATCTGTCAGATTTTTCTGAAATGGTTGTATTCTGAATAAGTTATCAGCTCAGTTCATTCTGTATCTGTTATTTTCATATCGTTAGTGGTCTGAACTGGCAAATCTCACTCTAATCTGAATGTATATTGATTTCCATTTGTCTCTATATACTTTAATACATAATTTCATGTAGCTCCTTTCATTTTATAGCTTGCACTTGTAGAGAATGTATAAGAATCTGAGCTTGTAAATGTTCGGAAGTGATAATGGTTAGCCATTCCCCAAAATTCTAGACTTGTATTAGCACTTGGTAATATATAAGAGACAAATAAGTCTGACTCTTCTTTCTCTAGTAAATGATTTCAGATAACTATTGGATATTCTGCTACCCATTCTGTGTTATAGTTCCTAATTGGTTTGTCATCTTGATAAACTGTTGTATAATTTGTTGTTACATCGCTTACTGTTATGCTATAATTTACAATTAGATCATTTCATTTAGCTTTTAAGCCTGTAATTACTGCATTAGATGGTAATTGGTGGATAAATGCTCCACCTTTTCCTCAGTAAGTCTTTCCATACTCAAATATTCTGTTATCTTCAGTAGTAAGAATCAGATTATCTCTATATTCTACTATTTTTCAGTCAAATTTATACTGTTCATCTGTTTTAATCAGATTTTTTGTATCTTTTTCTTCATTTCATCAGTATATAGCCACCATTTCTTGTCAGTTATATACCCATAATTGACTAATTCCCCTATCTTCTCATACTAAATACATCAGATAGTCTATATTAGTAACTCACTTGAATGTGCATCAGTAAGCAATAAATGGAGTTCACATACCACCAGCTAGATCACATGGAATTATATATCAGTTTCAGTTCTTGTTTCATACCATATATATCTGCTCATTCCAACTTATCAGTCAGATTATATCCATTCATGGATCATTATTCCATCACATATACTGCACAAAGTCATACTGTGTCATTTTCACTCAATTTACATCCACCCATGAGCTTTGCCATTCATACAGTGGTTGAAAAGTCGTCCCCTTCATCCAGTAGTAAGTTCCTACTTCTTCTAATGTTCTTGGTCTGAGTGGAAGATATGAATAGTAGTAGTTAGAATCTCATTCAGACTTTGTTGTAAGTGTTCAGTCTGTAAACATCTTCCAGTCAGCCTTTGGTCATCAGTTTATATCTATATATAGTTTTCATCATGTCCATGATGCATCATTTCATGACTGTCTTCTAGTAAATAGGAGGTTTATCATTACATAATATTGGCGATCATCATCGTATGGAAATGCAGGTATATCTGCGAATATTCATCAGTCTGTTAAGTTTCATGTAAATGATACAGTCCTAGATGTAGCTCAACTAAAATATGTTACCATACTATCTGTCTCGTTATCGTAGTAGTATTTAGGAACTGATACTAATTCTATACTTTGTATAGATATAGTTGTCTGTGTTGTGTTAGGTTCATAAGCACTTATTCTTATTGGGAAAGAACCAAAATGTCATGGATTTAATTTTATTCATATAGCTGGTGTAGTTCAGGAAGATGATGTCTTCTTAAAAACATATCATGCTCCATCAGAATCTTGAAATGGAGAATCTTCATCCATAGTAATAGTTGAAGCATATCAAAACTCTTTATTTCCAAAGACATATTTTACTTTACTATAGTTCAGTGCTGCTCTATCTGTATAGACTACAAAAGACTTCCAGTCGTTTCATTCTGTGGCTACACTCATAGCAGATGGAGTCCCCCATTCAGCATTGTTATAAGTTCCCTGAGATCATGTATAACTTACCTTATACACAGGAAAATTAGCAGCAGAATCTATTATCAGAGTATCTCATTCGTACACTTTACCATCAGCTCTTAGCTCTAGTCCTCACTCTGCAGCTATTACACTACTATCTCATGATACAGGAGAGCTAAATGCTGTAGCTTTTACACTCTTAGAACTAGAAAAGATGTCTAAATTTTTAGATTTTAGACATCATGGATTACTTGAATATTTATCTGTTTGCTGTCATGCTGGTAATCAGCTTGAATAGTAGTTTAGATTATCCATTAGTTTTGTACATCAGAATAATAAATACTTTGCACTCTTTGAGTTATATATCTCTTCATCTTCTCTAATTCTTCTTCATACCTTGCTTTTTCTCTATCTGATTTATCAAAATCTTGTTTATGCTCTCGTAGTTCAGCTTTTAGTCCCATCATTACCACTTTATAGAAATCTTTTAAGTCTGAATGTCATGGAAATATTACATCCTCTACATTGATTTCTGCTAAGTTTCATGATATAGTATTTATAGCTTGGATTCCTTGTATCTCTAATCCTCACTCAATAGTCTTATCAGGTGTGAAATTCAAAAATATGTGGTTGTCTTTTAGCTTCCATCCTTTTACTCAGCAGTCTTCCTCCATGTCTGATAGCTCTTGTAATTCGTAAGAGTTATCTTCATCTTCTCGGATTATTACCTTTTTTACCTTAGCAATTCATGGTACATAAACTGTATTTCATTGGCTGTCAGTATAAGAAGTCTGTTCCCTTTCTACTTTATATTCTCTAGCTCATTCTTGTAGATCAGTATTCCAATAAGTCCAAAAATAGTCTTCCTGTGTAGTTACTACCATTCTCCATACTTCCTTATAAATCTCATTGAATTTAGTCAATGCTTTTGTGTAAGGATAGTTTGCTGTAGAAGTATTAGTGTCCTCGTATGCTTCTACAAATAAATCTTGTAATGTCATTAGCTCAATAATAAATAATAAGTTAAAAGTCTGACTATTTATTAAAGAGGAGAGGAACGAGTCCTCTCAGCTCTTATATCCTATTAGTTAGTAGGAGTAGGTGTTTCAGTTGGAGTCTCTGTTGGAGTCTCTGTTGGAGTCTCTGTTGGAGTTGGATTTAATCCACTTACTTCCATCTTTACTAATTGTTCTGCATTTTGGTCAAATACTTTACCTCCATGAGCGATTTGTCCAAGTAAGTTGTAGTACATTCCAGCTTCAGCTTCTACTACTTTAGCCTTGAATAATTGTCTTACATAGTTGTAAGCCTTTGCTCTGAAAGCATATAAGTTACCTCCATCTATTAAGTTAGATTCAAAGATAGAGAATCCTGCGAATTTTCCTAGCCATCCATCTATAGCAGCATCAGCAGCTACTTCAGTTCCAGCTAAGATTCCAGCTTGTGCAATAATAGCAGATACTTCAGGAGATACGATAAGGATTCTGTTTTCCATAGGAACTTCCTTTTTAGAGAGAGCAGTTCTAAGTTTCATGATTTTAGCAGCTACATCGTTTACTACCAATGTAGATTCAGAGATTACATTGCTAGAATGAGCAGTGAAGAAAGCATCAAGCATAGCTATAATTGATTTTTCTACAGCTGTATCCATTCCATTCAAAAGATCATTTAATCTTTCTCCTTTGATAGAGTACAATGTTTGGATTTCTTCCAAGTCAGAGAATTTTTCTCTGTATTGATGCAATTTGTTAATTTCCAAAGTAGAGTATCCAATGTTTCTGTCAGATGCAGAGATGTCTGCAATAGAAGTAGCTCTAATATCTCCATCGTTAGAAGAAGATACATCAGCTAATTCAATTTTTGGAGAGATAGGTACTGTTACAGAGTCTCCAGCTCTTTTTAATTCTCATTCAAATTCGTAGTTAGCGAATCTCATGAAAGGTTTTTTAGGAGTGTCAGATAATTTTCTCCTTAATTCAGCAGCCAATATGGCTCTAATTTTGTCTACATTTGCCATGTTAAAATAAATAATAAGAGTTAAAAGTTTCTAGTTCTTCTTGTGGTGTGTTTAGTCTATTTGCTTCATTTCTCAGCTCTCTATCTTCCTTGCATATTCATCATACAAGGTTGGATTAGTTTCTGCTAAATCAGCTAAGTCATTGAGAGAAATTTCTTTCTTGTCAATGTTTCATACCCTTTCTCTTCATGGATTAGGATTACTTGCACTTACTTCATGATAGTCAGATACTCTGTAAGCCTCTTCCCATGATAAGTCAGGATGTCTTTCTCTGACTGATAAGATTTCTTCAGGAATCTCATCAAATCAGTGTTTGCTTTTGAAAGATACTTTCTCCTCAATAGTTCTCTCTAATTCAGCTTTTTCTTCTTCTGAGCTAGCTCTTTGAGCTAAATCTTTCTGTTTGAAAGCCTCCTTAGCTTGCTTTTTCTTTTTGTCGTACATTTCTTTAGAGACATAGTTTTCTTCTAAGTCTTCTTTAGAGATGTAGTTCTCAGAAAGCTCATCTCTGGAGATAAAATCTTCCTCGTTGAAGTCCCTCTCGCTTCCATCATCATAAATGATTTTTGCCATGTTGTTTAGTTACCATATAAAAGAATGTTGATTAGTGGTCATCCTCCACCGATATATCAGTTTGATTACTGATCCTTGTAAGGAGATAGTTTGGAATCTCTAAGAAGTCATCTATTAGCTCTAATTCTTTGAGATCCATATCTCTTTTGTTGTAGATGGTCTTACTCCTATCCTCACTGTAACCTGATAGAATGCCAGCTTTTAGTTCTTCTTTTCTATCCTGTAGATAGTCATTGATGAGTCTCCAATAGTCTGATGTCATTCAGTCTTTTATTTTTTTCTCATCCCTTTTTTTATTCAGCTGAAGGTATGTCATTTCATGTAGTAGGTCATAAAGGTGTTGGTTGGTTGTTTTGCTGGTTTTGTTGTGAGATATAATTACTTACCAGTTGATTCTGACTCGCTCCCATATCTCATGCCATAGCTTGTCCCATTACTTGCTGATTTTGTTGTCAGCTCACAACTAAAGCCTGTTTTCTTCTCATTATTGCTCTTTGTTTTGCTTTAGTGTCTAATGCTTGCTGATATACCATTATGTATATTTTGTGATTTTCATTCATGTCAGTTATCTCTGCCACATCTTCATTTCTGTTAAGTAATTCTAGATCCAACATTGCTTGCTCATATTCGTGTGGAAATTCGTATATTGTATTTACGAGTTCATCATCCATTCACATTACCTGAGCAAAGTCTCTAGTAAGCACTATCTTTCAGAATGGAGATGCTTGCTCCATTAAAGGTTGATAGCTTGCCATGAAAGCAGATTTATTATTTTCTTCTTGTTCCTTTCTATCTATCTCTGTTATTAGTGTCATGTGTAAGTCTCTCTTAGTGTCCAAATCCTTTCACATGATAGTATATGTTACATTACCTAGTCAGCTGTTAAGTACGATATTCTTCTGAGAGTTCATCTTGAAATTCTTTTGATAGCTTCTATACCAAAGAACATCCCAATATCTTTTTTCTCATCGTAGGAATATCTTGAATATAGTTGAAAGTCTGACATTCTGATTAGCTTGGAGTAATTGACTCTGAGTAGCTGTCATTGTAGTAGCATAGATTCAGATACTCTGCTCATCAAATCAGATTTCTTTTGTAGCTTTCTGATCTATCATGTTCTTTAGGTTGTATCAGTCTCCAGTTCATGATGTCTGAGTCTGAATATTCTCTATTACCTTTCTGTTCTCCAAGTTTCACTTAGCAGGTACATATTTTCTCTTACCTAATTTTCTGTGAGCTAATTCCTTTCAGTCTACTACATCAGAGTTATACACAGTGATTCAGCTAAATGTTTCTTCATGCACTTTATCTATTAAGAGATTCATGACTTTTTCTTCTGAATCCTGATTATCTTTAGCTAAGTCTCATACACATAATCCATAAGGATCTCATTTCTTAGGAAATAGCCAAGAGTGAACTACAGGACATGGAATAGTCGTTGGATCTTTTTTCTCTTCAGCTCTTACAGCTTCTATCTCTTCACATCTGATTAGTAAAGTTCTATCATTTGCCCACTCAGTAAGATACCATCTTCAGTTGAATTTAGTAAAGTGTCTATAAACTGAATAGCATTTGAGAGGAGATTTTACTGTAGGAAAGATTCAGTCAATTCCATATCAGTCTGCCCAAGCCATAAGTTTTGTATCGTAGTCGTTTTTGAGTGTCTCTTTTAGTTTTTTAAGCTCAGAATCTGTGAGCATATATTCAGTATTTTTATATAAGTCTGAGATTTCTTCTTCTGTAAGCTCTAGCTCAAATCCATGAAAGTTAAATCCCTTTACTACATCAAAATTAGGATCAGGAATCCAACATAATGGAGAGTATAATTTCTTTTTAGGAGATTCTGTTGTTTTATCCCATCATTCATCTACAGCTAGATAGATTCAGAAATCTACTTCATCCTCTATTTTCTTATATGAAATTGTATCTTCATCTAGTTCTTCATAGTCAAACTCCAATAAATGATTCCAAGTTTTAGCATATTCAGCATCTCATCTTTTTCTTCATTGGAATTTTACTAGAGGTTTATTCTTGTATAGAGAAGATATAAAAAGATTCCTGTAAGTATACAGGCTTTTACTCTTTACTGTCTCTCATTCCTTAGGTTTCTCTCAGTTTACATTGTAAGCTCTAAGATACTCCTGTAGGATAGGTCTTTTTTTCATAGCAACTTCAGCTCATGCATCATATTCCTGAGCTACTTTTTGCTGGATTTCTTCATAAGTCCATCCTTTGATTTTCTGCACCAGTTTTTGAGTTGTGATATTGTTTACCATCTCTATATGTTATATAAATTAAGATCGTGATTCTAGGATTTGTCATCTCTGACTTGATCAGTCGTAGAGTTCATTCACTACAGCTAGATACCTGAAAGCATCAGCTCCATGACTACTCCAGTCGTGTTCAGGTCATTTGAATGCTTGTCTTTTTTCATCCAATTCCTTGTGATAGTTCTTCAAACATTTTCGCCCTCGTTCTGTTTTCTCTCTATCAAACCAACAATATGGTAAGATAGCTCTTACTGAGTTTATTCAGTCTAATACTGATAGTTTAGGAACAATTTGGATGTCATTGAATCAGTATTCATACATTTTCTCCTCTACTGTTTTTCATGTCTGTAAGCTCCTAGCTTGTGCATCATGTGGAAGCCATATAGTTCAATATCTATAAGGTTTCTCTTTCAGGATAGATACATAGTGAGATAAACCCTCTCAGTTATTCTCATAGTAATCTATTACTCTGATTTCTTTCCCTAGTCTCTGCCAAAACCAAATAGCAGTAGAGTCATTTATTCCTAAATCCCAAACAGTGAAGACATCTAAAGCTGGATCGTATGGAAGAGTTGTTCTTCTACCAGCATTCTCTAATTGAGTAAGTATTTCTGCATAATAGCTTCCATTTATACCTGCATCAAAGCTACAGTAATACTCTTGCTGGAATATTGCATCACTTCCATTCTTCTGAATTATCTCTCTCTTTTCAGATTCTAATACTTCAGGAGCGATAGCTTTTGTATCATCTACTGTCTGAATTGATACCATCCAGTCAGGATTCTCTTTAGCCATATCTAATAGCTCTTTAGCATGATTATCTCATCTAGGAGTGAAATTAAATATTGCCCATCATCCATTCTCTGCTAATATAGGTCTTAGGAAATCCCATACAGCAGGAGACTGCAATGAATACTCAGAGAATACTATTCCGATAGGATTAGTTCAGACAATGGAGTCTACATTATCAGATCATATAATCTGAATAATACTTCAGTTGATTAGCTCCACTTTCATTTCTGTGTCGTTTTTTCTTTTAATGATCTCTTGTGGAATATGATTTATTGTCTTCCACCCATCTTTGTCTATTCCATCTCGTGCAGCTTTTTTTCACTGTGAATAAGTTGGAAAGACATAGTAATAGATTCAGACATCTTCCATAGCTTTTTTTACTATGATATTGAAGCATGCCTTATCCTTTCATGCTCTACGATGTCGTACCATGATTATTCTCTTGATTCAGTTATCTATAGCTTCAAATATAGGTAGCTGATATTCTCTAGGAATAAAATGGTAAGGAATAGTTAGTTCTGTCATTGTTTATAGGATACGATGTTAATGTTTAAATTACCATCCTGTTCTACTCTATCAGTATACATTTTATGGTACTTTCAGAGTTTCTCTAAAGCTGAGTTTACATTCTTCATATCAAATACTTTTTTCTTTTTACCTTTTTCTAGTTCTATATCTTGTCTTCACATTCAGATCTCTACTATCTGATGTAAATTGTCTAGAACATAATCTACTCATACTTCAGCTTTCTCTACTTTCTTTTCTACTTTGCTTGCAAGATAGTCTTGTACATTATCATTTGTTAACAGCCTTGAAGCTGCACTTCTACAGCTTTCATCAGTTCATCAGTAGACTTTCTTGTAAGCTCTTGTACCATTAAAATCCTTCAGATACTCTACACAGAACAACTTTTGTTTTTCGTTTAGTTCTTCTTTCATGATGTTGTTGTCTCTATATAAACAGCGAGCATTATAATCACTTTTTCAAAAGTGGAGAAAAAAAGTCTGAATTAAAAGAAAAGGAGAGAATAATCTCTCCGATTCCATAGACTAAACAATGAAGAAGAACTACACTACTTATCGTAGCGGTCGTATTATAATCAGATTTTAGATTTTGGAGAATTTTTTATAACATTCATGATTCTCTAATTTTGTTCTGTGCTTTTGCTAGTATTCTATACATGGTGCAATGATCTACTCAGTATAAGATAGCTAATTGTCTTCAGCTCATAGACTGTCATGTATATTCATACTTAAAGAAAAGGTCTAAAATCAGATCATTAAGTTCTTGTCTCTCATCAGGTCTAAAATATCTTTCCAAATGGATTATATTTTCTATATCGTAGCAGATGATAGTACCAAAAAGAGACTCTTTTTCATATAGTCTTCATCTTCTGAAGAACTGCCTCCTTTCGTTAGTGAGCATTGGATTTTACTTTATTTTATAAATTCAGTTTCAGTTCTCATCTTCTCCTACAAATTCTACTAGGTTGTTTTCATCTATTTCTTTTTCTTCTAATTCTTCATAAATCTTTAGTAGTTTTTCTATCATTGCTAATATTCTCTCTTTAGTCATTTTTTATTTTCTGTCGTTAAAAAGTAAAAAATTTATAAAAGTCTGTCTACTACCATTTTCATTTCCTTATCATTCATTATCAGCTTGTTTTCATTCAGTTTCATTGTTCTGATTACTCTCTGTAGCTCTTGATCCCAATAAGTCTTCAAAGGACATGGAGTCTGAAATTTCTTATAGGATTCCATCAGTCTCTGAAAGTGTACAAAGTCATGCCATTCGTTGTTTTTTCATGACTTATGATACAAAGGATACATAGCTCCATAAATAAATGTTCTCCATGTATAGTCATTATCTTCCCCTCTATGCCATGTGGATACAGTTCATTCAGTCTGCCTTTTTCTTTTGTCTCGGATATAGATAGCATCAGCACAGTAAGAGAATTTATCTACATACGAGTAAAGACTTCCTGTATAAGCTATATCTTCATAGACAAAGGACTTACCTATGAAATCTCTTGAAAATTCTGTCTTCCTTGCAATTTCTGTCTTAACAATTTTGTTATTTACTCCTACAAAATAGATATTGTCAGGAGTTCATTTCTTCTGCATCATCTCGTTGAAAGTATAGCATGCATCTTTTTTCAGCTTGAATGTTCGCTCTCTTTTTCATGGAATCTCATGGATCATTGTCTGAGCAATAGCAATATCTGTACCATTCTCCATACATGCTCTATATAGTCTCTCATACATTAGTGGATGGATTATGTCATCACTATCACAGAATGCCATATACTCTCAGTCAGCATTAGCTAGTCAGTTATTCCTTGCCATGCAGAGTTTCAGATTTTCTTGGTTTATTACCTTTACACATCAGTAGTTTTTCTCGTATCGTTTAGCAATTTCTAAAGCATTGTCAGGAGATCCATCATTGACTAGAATAAGCTGAATATCATCTAAGCTACTACTTAGGATAGAGTCTATAGTTCTAGACATAAAGGTCTCTGACTTGTAGCATGGAACTACTACAGATAGTTTATATAAGTCTTTTCTCTGTCTGTTGTCTTCTCTAGGTATTTTTCTATGAGATATAGCCAACTGGACTAATCTGTCTTCTCCAAGCCTATCAAAACACTTTACCACCATATCCTTAGGAGTGAATGGAAGCTCTATCACAGGATCTTTTGACTCTAGGATCAGATGTCATTTGTCATACACTCTATACAAGTCATATACTCCATTAGTTCTACATGCTAGAGTTAGTCAGTGGTATCATTTGAATAGTGTATAGTCAAAATTTTCTTGATCTTCTGCGATTATTATTTCTTTGTCTGTAAATTGTTTATACTCTAGGTAGTCTGTGTCTGTATCATCTGTAGCAACCCATACAAAGTTGTGAGTCATAGCCATTTGAGTCATCTTATCTGAATATAGATATAAATCTGTCTAATAGTCATG